GTTGGTGTAGTCCATCTCGTCGGGATCAAAGCTCACGATCTTGGGGTTCACCAGATCAAACTGGCTGTACTTGCCCGCGTAGAGCTGATAGATCTCAATGCTGCTGAAGAAGTAGCTGTCATTGGGCGCGCTCACCTGCGGAGGGTTGAAGCCCCAGCGACCGCTGCCAGTGTCCTGCATGGTTTTAGCTACGATGTCCCAGTTCCATGCAGTGTCTGCGGAACTACGGGGATCGCCATAGTAGAAGCGAAAGTATTCTTCGAACATGTTGAACACTTTGCTGTCCACGGTGTCGTGGAAGCGGATAGTGATGGGGGCATATTCGACGCGACTCTGAACCACACGCTTCTTGTTGTATTGGTTGAGAGTCTGAGTATCAAAGCTCACCTTGGGGCGGTCCACTGTCTTTACAGTGAGTCCCACTCCCTTGCTCCAATCCACCGCAGTGGAACCGCCGGTACCACCGGTGGAGCCACTACGCATGAATCGAATATAGAAGAGGAACTTGCTCTTGGGAACGCCATTCCAGCTTTCCGCATTCATGCGGAAAGTCTGACTGGCCAGCCTGCTGTCGCGAAGCTCCAGCGGCCGGCCGTTGTCAGGACTTGTAGTGAGCGGACCCGTAGGCGTAGCTGACATGGGTTATCCTTAGACGCGAACGCCCTGGATGATATCTGGGCTGAGCGGCATGAGACCATCGGCCAGAGTTGCGTTGTCGAAACGGATGCTCATGGTGATTGTCTGGAAGCTGCTGTCGCTGTACTCCAGTTCCATGTAGTCCGTGTTCTGCAAGAAGCAGCCCTCGAGGGTCCACGTCTCCAGCACAACGTCGTTGCCGCCGTCCATGCTTTCGATGATGGTGGTGAACTTGTAGTTCATACCAGCCATGAAGCCTGTCTGCTCGAAGTGGTTGAGCTGCTTCTGCAGCTGGTGACCAACCATGCGGCTTACCGCGTTGGTTACGTCATCCTTGACCACCAGAGTGATGGGCTCCCAAGTGTGCTTGCCCGCGTAGTACGCAGTGCTGTTGTAGCTGTGAACAGCTACTTCCTCGTGGCTCACCTTGGGCTTGCTAACGCTCTGCACCTGCTGACTCAACTCGAGACCACCCTGGATGGGCCCGAAGTTGATCACGCGCACGCGGTAACGATACTTGTACTTGAGCTGTAGCAGACCACCGCGACCGGTGCCGCCGCCCATTGGTACGCCGAATTTGGTTAGTGTTTCCACCATGACCGATCACCTCTATATTAGAGTTCATTCCAATTATTTATGCGCTGGTCAAATACGCGCACACAATTATCGGACGATGGTGATCACTAGCTCTGAGTTCTTGTGGTAGGGAGCCTGGTCAAAGCCATTGCAGCTGGGTGTGACGATTTGATAGACTTCGTAGTCACCCGGTGGGAGATGCTGAGGTAGAACCTGCATGATGCGCAGCTCAATGTCCACGCTCTCGGCGAGCTCTGGCTTGGCTACGTTGCTCTTGTAGGGCTCGAACTGATACAGCACCGGGCCCTTGAGAACCGTGCTGTGCGTGGCCCAGCAATTCACAGCGTTGCGGCGCACAAAGTAGTTGAGCACGATGCCGTCACCGGCGTGGAACGAATTGGAGACGTCCAGGTTGGTGTCGAGGATGCGCGGCGGTGCATACCAGGTGAACAACGGCGGGGCGCGGTAAGCGTGGAACCAAGCCGCGCTGTAGCTGGCGCACACGATGAACAGCAAGCTCAGGATGATGAAACTGGTATAACGAATAATAGGAGCGGTGTATTTGAACATAGACGATCTCCTGACGAGGCTCAGTATTTACCGTCAGGTTATCAGCCATGATAAAGGGCGCCGAAGCGCCCTTTACCGTTAGTTCTGCTCCGCTGCTTACTTGCGGAAGAAGTCGCTCATGATCTGCGGCGCCGCAGTGTCGAAACCAACCACGTCCATCATGCCCGCGTCCCGAGGGTCCGCGATGGTGAAGTTCGTGGCAGTCATGCCCACCACCGCGAGCTTGGCCCGGAGGCCCGTGCTCTGACGGTAGTCCTTGAGCGCCTGGTTCGGGTGCACCGAGCCCGCGTAGGTCTCGTTGTCCGTGTACACCGAGAAGCTCTCTACGGGCAGCTTGTGGGCCTTCGCGTAGAGGATGGGCAGCGAACAGTCAGTGCCCGCGAAGGGCATGCCGTTCACGTACTTGCACACGTCGTCCAGCCGCATGCGCGGGCTGATCTGAAGCGGCATCACCGAGCTCGAACCGTAGCCGTAGCCACGACCCTGGCCACCCGAAGCGCTCCACGAACGCATGCCGGTGCTGAAGCCGATGAACTCGTAGCTGCTCTCCACGTTAGCGGTGATCAGCGCCATGGCAGCCGAAGCTACCCGAGGAGTGAGGCCCGGCACGCCGGCAATCTCACCCATGGTCATCGAACCACTCACGTCCAGTGCCAGCAGCGTGTTCTTACCCGTGGGGGTCACGTTGCCGAAGCTGGCGTAGAATGCAGCATCCAGTGCATCCACCACACCACGGACCGGAGTCCAAGTGTTGTTGCCGCGAGCACCCTTGCCGGCCGAATAGGTCAGCTGAGCCGAGAGCACCTGGATGGGGTGCACACGCGCCTTGCGGAGCGCATCCACATTGCCCAGCTGCTCGCGAACCTTGCGCTCTGCAGCGCTCATCGGAGCAAGCAGGCCCACACGGGTCATGGTCGCAAGGTTGCGGATCATGGCCGTCATCGGCATGCGCTCCAGCAGCGCCTCCCACACGCGCGCCTCGGTGAGGTGCTGGGTGGGGATTGCCTCGCGCGGCAGGTTGTGGTCCTGGATCAGCCGGATCACCTCGTCCACCGAAGCGGTCTTGGCGGCCTCGAAAGCCAGGATCTGCGGGTGCAGGAGCGAGCTCACATCACCGCGAGCGGTGACACGGCGCTGGCCCTTGACCTTCTGCACATGCTCGGTGCTGCTGAGGGCATCCATGCCACCCACGGTCCAGCGCAGGATTGCGTCCCGCTGCGGGTCCTTGGTCTGGGGGTGAGCCAGACGCAGGAGGTCACGGTTGCTCCAGCCATCGCGCTGTTGGAACTTGATCACCTGGTTGGCCAGGCGGTCCAGATCCTGGTTGAGGTACCAGTTGCCCACTGCCTTGCGCAGAGCGCGACCCCAGCCGCGGAAGTTCTCGACGAACGCCGCGAAGTGGAACAGGTGGGTACCGATACGCGCAACCCGAGGCAGCGCATCCAGTGCAGCGCGGCGCACCTTCTCGTCGTCGGCGCTGGCCGCGAGAGCGAGTACGAACAGGGCAGGGTCGTTCTTGGGAGCACGACCAGCATCGCTGATCTCCACCACACGGTTGACCACGCGGATGCCGTCCTGACGGATCAGGTTGATGGCATTGGTTGCGCCGGCCTTGGTGAGCTTCTGCTCACTGGTGTAGTAGGTGCCACCCTCGCTGCCGAGGATGAGGAACCGGTCCAGCGTGTCCCAGGGGTTCAGCACGAAGCTGAAGCCACCGGCGTTGTTCGCGGCCATGTCAGCCTCGCGGCCCGGGATTGCCTCGGTCTGCGGGGTCGCCTTGGTGTTCACCGAGCCCTTGAGGCCCTTCATCAGGTTGCTCATGTTCGTTCTCCTATGTTCGGCTCGCAAAGGCGAGCAATTGTGTCCTGGTCCGTGGAAGAGGACCAGGAGTTATCCCCGGGTGTGAGAGAACCCGGGGAAGACAGCTAGGGTAGTGGCAGATACCCTAGCTCAGGCAGGACTGGAAAGGTGGGTGGAAACAGCCCTGACTGCGACGCCTGTCGAAGCCATCGATCTAGTGTTGCGCGGGACCGTTAAATGGAGGAACTTGGCCTCCGGATGCCGCGCAAGCTAGGGACGGCGACGCCGGCGCTGGTGCGCGGTTCCGTCTGTCCTAGTTTGCTATGTGTGTTCGTAAACACGGCGGCATCTCCATTGCTGGTGCTTACCAGCTTGTTATGCAGTAAACTAGCCCTCAGGCACAGTCAACTGCTTATTTGCAATTGCCTGAGAAATTGCAACCAGCGCTTCCTCAGGGCTTTTACAGATTCGGTGTAGCACAACTGGGTGCCGCAGCGCAACCTGTATGCAGTTGGGCGAGAAAAGTCGGATGGTACCGAACCCTTCGAATCGCCCGTTGCCGGCGTGCCGGTTGTTCCAACGATTGGGCTCTCGCGTTGGCGAGGGCCACGGTGTGTAAGTGTACGTGGTGCCTAGCAGTGCCGCACACTCTTGGTAGAACCCTTGTTCCACCTCAACATATTCGCTTCTCATGCTAAGCCTATTTAACACAGGCTTAGCAATAGTGCAACCGATGAGTTCAAACAGCCAGTTCGGGGCTCAGCTGGAACTTGACGTCACCCGAGAGTGCCTGCTGGCTCACGCGCCGCATGATGTTCACTGCGGGCTGAAGCTCATCCGGCTCCAAGTGGCAAAGGCGCACACCATTCACGTACAGATAGGGACGGCGCTCGGGCATGCCGCTGAGACCCACTTCGATGTGGTTCTTGATCTCGATGTGACCTACGTTCATTCCAACCCCTTGAGCTTGTCCATGATGCTCTGCATGTGGTCCACGTTGGCCTGCTTCTCTTCCTCGGAGCTTTCCACCCCGGGCATCCACAGCATGGTCTTTTCTTCCTCACGCAGCCAATCCCCTACTACTCTAAGGAGTTCGCCCTTGAGGTCAAGGATTTCGTCGATGTAACCGATGATCAGCGTGTTGGGCCACAACTGCGGACGGATGCCCTGTACGTGCTTGAGTGCGGCCGAGGGAGACATGCCGTGCTGGCAGAGAATGCCAATGGCCATGGCAGTGCTGCGGCTCACTCCGGCGTGACAGTGCACGAGCACGCGATCCTCGTCAGTGAGGTTCTTGGTGAACTCTAGGATCTCTCGGATTTGCCCGGGCCGCGGAGGCGTGCGCGAGGCATTCACGAGATTCACATCGCTCATCGCAACGATGAGCCGGTCCGCGTGAGTGCGGATGTTGGCTTCGGCCTTGGGATCCACCAAGCTCACCACGCGAGTGGCAGGCCAGTTGTTGTGGTGAAAATCCGCGGTGTCTAGTTCGGAGACTTTGATTTCAAACATGGTCACTCATGGGAATGGGCGGAATCTCCGCCCATTCTACGACTAAGCCGTGGCTTAATCAATTACGGCGCAGTGGGGTAGGCCCGGCGAGCGGCGGTGACCACAAAGTGCAGGGTGAGCTTCTGCGTGAGGTTCATGCTGTCGCTGCCGCCGGCCGCATCCGCACCCGCATACATGGTGCTCTCCAGCGCCATGGCGCGCATGCCGCCGCCCACCTTGGCGTTGCTGATGCCGGCGACCTGGCCGAACTCGATGGAGCCCACGCGCCACTTCTCGCCCGCCACACCATCGGTGATGGCCTCGTTGAGCGACTTGAGCTCCGTGTTGGCCAGCTGGTAGGCTTCCACGCGCAGCTTGGCCGTCTCCTCGTCCACCTGCTTCTTGCGCGGGCTGTAGTCGAGATTGGCGAGGGTGATCTTGAGGCCCGAGTAGCCGGCCTTCTCGATGCGATCGCCGAGGCCGTTGAGCTGCTTGTCCTCCACGCGCGTCTGCACCACCGCGTGCACTTCTTCCTGGCCGCTGCTGCTGGTGCGGCGGTTGATGTTGGTGAAGAACCACTCCACCCCGGTAGCCACCTTCTCCAGCGCGCTGAGGATGCGCGTCTTC